GTTTTCGTCCTTTAGTTCGTTAAATCTTGGAATGATTCCACCACCGTATCCTACGACACCGACAGTACCACCTTTCCAATATCCTTTTTTAGTTACATAGGAAGTTTCTAAAGTAGCAAGAACGTCTCGGATCATTGGAGCGCCGTCATGATCATCTGATGCTAAACGTTTGAGACCTGTTACGAATGACGGCCAAGGTCCATTCTCGAGCTCGTCTAGGTTTGGAGTGTTATAAAGTTCTGACATAAGATCTCCTAATGTGTCCCATACCAGCGACTAATATAATTATTTATATTTATATATTACCAAAAGTCAAATGGAAAAAGGGAGCCGAAGCTCCCTTCCCAAAATTAGCTATTCGCTAAATTTTTAAAGTAACTTAGAGTATCATCCTCATCATCAGCTGATTGAGGAGTATAAGACTCTTGAGCTACTGGTTCATCTACCGTACGCATTGGAGCAGCAGATTTTACTTCGTCCAATGTAACAGACTCAGCGGTAGTCATCGGAGCAGCATTCTCGCCGAGAACTCGCATCAACTTAGCCTTAAGTTCATCGTATGACTTATAGTTCTTAGGATCAGTAAAGTCCTTAAGAGCGTATAGTCCATTGTAGATACCTTCCAACTTATCATCGTCATCACTTAGCTTTGAAGCTGAAGCAAACTCTGATTTGTCGTAGTTACGGTAACCTTCAACGTTACGAATCTTCAGTTTGAAGTTAGCACCTTCCCAGAAATCAAATGGGTTGATAGGTTCTTCATCAGCAAACTGAGGCTGCATCACGTCCATAATCTTATCGAAGATCTTCTTACCAAACTTGTAAAGAAATACCTTACCATTGTTTGATGGATTAGCTGGATCTTCAACCACCATAATGTTAGTAACATAATGAAGACGACGCTTCTGTGTACGCGCTTTATCTTTATCAGATTCCACGCCTGAATTCCACAACTGAGAGTTGAGTTCAGAAACTGGATCAGGTTGACCGATAGAAGTCAAAGAGTTTTCAATGTACCATTGACCAGTTGGACCTTTAAATCCATGATCCCAGTACTTAACCCAAGGTAGATCTTCGCCTTCGGCAGCAGGTAGGAATCGAATAACAGCATAGCCATTACCTGATTTATCTACCTCTGGTTTCCAGAAGCGATCATCACCATAAGATTTCTTTTCGGAAGAACCACCAGCTTGTTCAGCAGCGGCTACGAGTTTTGAGATGTCGGCAGAGCGACTCTTGAGATTTGCAAAAGACATATATTATTTCCTTGTATTGCGTTGTATTACTGAATTATCCACTTTATTCATAGTATAGATTTATATTATATCATAACTAAGTCATGATGTAAATACCTTAAGCACAATTTTTTTCATTTTATCAAGATCAACTTGAACAAAAGGATCGTACTTACGGATTTTCAATGAGACATCCGGCCACACAATTGTTTCCGTTATCTCCTTATCGGCTTTCTTCATAAAACCGGTAAGTTTATTTATAATCACTACAGTCTCTAAAGAAACTTCTTCTTGTAAATAAGCAGTGATTATTACAGGATGAGAATTGCCTTCACAACTTAATATCTTATCAAGCGATTCATACTCAATTGATAGGTAATTCAAATCCTGTTCAAAGATATACGAGATTGATTGGATACGTTTAAGCCAAGATTTGTATGACTCCTCTTGGTTTAACATTTCACCAATCCACTTAGTACCATTGATAAAATGACTGGTATAGTAACCTACCAATTCAGGTACATCTTTGAATCTCTTTGCCACTTTTGCGAAGTGGTATTTGTCATTGCGTTTCCAAAATGATTTCGGATTCGCACTTGTTTTAAAATTATATTTAGCAGCATCATAAGTCTTTGATTCAAAATGTAGCTTCAAAGATTGATAATACCGATAAGCATCAAAAGGTTCCATTCGTATCATATTGGCAGCTGATTGCTACTCCCTTCTACTAATCTTAATTTCACACATTCTGCTTCTAATTTATCTTTAATAACTGGGGAAACCAATTTACCGATTTCTCCAGGATCTAATTCACGATCTTCGCATACTTTAAGGATAGCATCCATATAGGATAACTTATGCTTAAGTACTGTATCTTCTACGAGGACTGCAAATTTCTTTTTTGTTAATATTGAGTCTTCAATCATTGATCCCACCTATAAAAAATATGGTCATCAATCCGCATTACTTTGTACAGCGTTGGAGCCCACCTAGGACTTACCTTAGTGGAATGATAATGAGTAGAACCATCAGTAATGTCTAGACCATTGTCATACATTTGCAAAGCTTCAGCTGCTCGTATTTGAGATTGAAACCATAGCTCTTCGTTTTTCGGATCGTCAGATAGACCATCGCAAAACCAAGAGAATTGACAATCACGCCTACCAGGTTCATAACCTTGCGTTACCACTTTACAAATAGAGTCTGGGTATCGCATATCATCAACTCGGTTAAGCACCACTTGAGCTACTGCAATCTGTCCCAGATGAGACTGATTGCGCGACTCAAAATAGATATTTTTGGATAAGCATTCGAATTCAACAGGTGAAGTCACCAGCATCATAGCCATTAAAAATTCTTGCATTACTTATCCATAACTCGCAATAGGATTGTATCTTCATTCATTCGGCCATTAGGCTGATTGATCTTGGTAGACAATCCTTTAAATGCGTTATCAATTTGTTTTACTGTTTTATTCTGTACAAGTGGGATGAATTCATCCGGTTTACGAAGTCGAGTTTGACGTGATTGTTCAGGATCAAACCCTTTCAATGAAGTGCCCTTGATCTCGAACCCTCCAACCATCTGAGAGACATATTCAGTGATTACCCTTGTTTTAACATTGAAGGTAAACAATCGCATCGATCCTGGGATAACCACAGGGTTGATACTCACCAATTTGTATTCATTGTTTTCTTTAGCGTATTTCAGTTTAGATACTTGCTTATCAGCTGATGTAGGTTTCTTAACGCGAACTTTACGAGTAGCTTTTGCAGCCATCTTCAGTTTATCTAAGTCATCTAACATCTGTTTACAAACATTCATTCGACGTTTTTGTTCTTTACGAGGAATATGAGAATAACCTTCAACGGCTTGTTCGCATTTTTTGTGGTATGCATCATAGTAATCAGCGTACCAGCCATCGATTCGTTTACGAACGATTTCTATTGCAGTTCCTTTAAGATCATGGAAACGCATGCGGTTGTACATATCAAAGTCAGTTTCTTTACCTTCCATCCATTCATCTTCAAGGTCCATTAGTTCTTCAACAATGGTTTCATTTACCTTGTTCCATAGACGTTGCTGTGGTGTAAGGACTCGAATATTAGATTTAACTTCAGCTTCCTTAGCTTTTTCAGCCAGAATAGCTTTACCTTTTTCGATATATTCAGAGTAGAATTCTTTGATACGTGTAGTAAGTTGTTTCCAATTATCAGGAAACTCGAGACCATTATTTAGCCAGACAATACCAGCCGCATAGTGGGAATACATATGAAAGACGTAATCAGGGTTAGCCAAAATTGCTTTGGCATCTGGTTTTGAAAACTCTTTCTTAATATAAGACTTAACGATTTCCATTGTAGGCTTTTTATCAAGCTCATAATGGACATAGTATTTAGCTTTCTCCCAGTTGTCAAGAGGAATACCAGCTACGCCTTGACGAACGCGTGGTGCTACTCTTACTTTTTTAGGTTTTGCTTTAGCCATAATGTTCTCCATTTCGATTTATAAGTATATTATATACTATTCTCGGCGAATGTAAACGATTATTTTCACGGAATTTGAATTTTTTTAATTTTATTGATTTCAATAGTTATCCATTGGTTGTTATCGATATCTAAAGCGTTCACAGCATGAAGATCAAAGAGAGCAGCTTCTCTTGTGGTCTCAAAACCAGTAGGGAAGTTGTCTAACTCTTTGATCCACTTATGTTGTAGGGTAACCCTAGCTAGTCGTTTAGGACCATTATGCGTTTCATAGGTTATCTCTACAATTTTATTTTCTAAAGCCTCAAGGACTTCTTTACGAGTTAAATGTGGTAACATTATCGACGCGGAACGATCTCCATCCATTTGCATTGACATCAAAGACTCTGATCACATCGAGTGTTCGCTGCACACCGGTATCGTCGTCCCTTGGTTTAAACTCATCTGGAATTTTATCTTCCATGAGCGTACACGACATGTCACGGGTCTCACCATTTACTTTAGTGAATACAACTTGGCATACATTTTGGCGTAATGCCGAAACCATTTCGTCTCTTGTCATTTATTTCTCCATGATATAGTTTAAGTAACCAGCATAGTCAACCGTGTATTTCTCACGATCAATATCTGAATAGGCAACATTATTTTTTTGAGCTTCTGCCATTAGCTCATCACGTAGCAAGATACCACGTTCATTTACTGCAGCATCCATTTTGTCTGCTGCATTACGAAGGTTTTGAGCCACTCTCATAATATCTTGAACTGAGTCATGACCATTGCCAACAGTAAAAGGACCATCAAATGGAACACAATGCATTTCAATTTCAGCTGCAATAACTTCGTCCCACGTTGTTTTTACTTCTATTGGATCATCATCAGTTTCACCAAGATAGACAGCACTGTAGATACCATCGTTATCTAGACCGTTATAAACATCGATCTCAAGCATCTTCTTTGCCATGATCATACTCCTCATCATGTTCGTAACCAATATGAACTCCATCTTTTAGATGGAAACCCATGCCTTTTAAGAAAAGCTCGAATTCTTCGATCACTTCATCAATTGTAGATTCGCCACCAAGTTCATGAACAACTTTACGTTTGCCGACAACCTGGTCACCATTGTTTTCATATACGAATTTAATCGTTCCAAAGTCTAGTCCCATTAGTTCCTCCTCATGGTCGCAAAATCCTTCGGATCTGATCCACGTCCGACTGGGACCAAATTGGATTTGTGCATTGTTGCGATTCCGATGATGTAGTCACCGGTGTATTGTTTTGGTTCTGTTCTTGCTGTCGATCCTGACGCTGGTATTGTGTTCGACGTCGGGATTGCATCAGCATTCGATTCACGGGTGTAGATCTTCGGCGGGACATAAGGCTTAAACTCCTGTTTAGCTGTCTTAGTAACTTTGAACGTTGCTTCGTATTGACGTTGTAACTTTTCTTTACGATGCTGCTCTTGTCGAGCAGCCTTTTTATATGCGGGTGTACTCATGCTATAAACCACCTGTAGATACCCCATGCATCGATGAACAAAAAGAAAAAGTTTTGAATGAACATGGGTTTGTCATTTAATTTCCAGAATAACCAAGATAGAACTATGTGACCAAATAGGAATATGAAAAAGCCATAACGAGAGATTTCAATATTCGAAGATAGTAACGTAGCTGCCAGTAAAAAACTTGCGGTGCCTAACCACTTAGCAGTATTAGTCCCAATCATTATCGTATTTGGTTGTGTTACGAGCTACATCACCATAATGTGTTTCGGCGTATTTTTCGCCATCAGTCCAATGGTTGTAGTTCTCATCAAGTTTATCAATAAGGCTATCAATTTCGTCGCTGATCTTTTTACGACGTGGCTTTTCTACTTCATCGGTCCAGCGACGAACAGTAGCAGCGTTGATAGCTTGACGACGTTTGAACTCTTTTTTAGCAGCAACGCGCTTGGCTGCAGCCTTGATCATTTCTAAACGAGCGTCCATTTGTTCTTTTGTAAGTGCCATATTTCTCTCCATTTCCATTTTATAGTAGTATTATATCATACTTCGACAGCTTTGTAAACTGTTTTTTTCACTTTTTTTCATTTTTTTTAATAAAAAGTAGATGACTGTCGAATAGTCCATAGGTCCCTTTGTCTGTTGTGAGGGATAATCCGTCAAAATCTAGTACCTTCTCTGTCGACGTACGATCTAGCCATTCTTTAAAGTCTGTCAAAGAATTCCATTTTTTATCACGATACTCTCTAGCCACGATTACACGCCGTTGCTGAGATTTCTAAAACATCCTTGACTGCCTGTAGAGATTCGTAAGAGTTACCTCCCACGTTCCAGACAAAAGGATTACCTGATCGACAAGTCGCACCGTTATCATAGCACTTCCAATCGTAGATAGTTGCGACAAATTCATCATCTTCAGTATGGAATGCTAGGTTCCATTCAGTTGAGACTTTATCATCTCCAGAATTATCAGTAAAGGTTGGTTGACCAAAAGCATCGATTAGTTCATCAAATGTAGCCGTAACGTAACCTTTAAAAGAGGTACCTACTGCGATACCAGAATCGTCATTAACAAAGACCATGTTCACTCTCCATTTCTTCACGTTCTAATGTAACCCATTCAACAGGAATACAAAGGGTGTTAGCGATTTCAACATCAGTAAACCCTTCAATAATAAGATCCTGCATCTCTAAAACTAAATTACCAATCTTACTCATTGATCACCTCGATTCGACCGTCATAGTCAAACATAGATTCCATAGGGATATAACCAATATCGCCAACGCGTTTACCTGAAGCATCTTCGTTCAGACCGTCACGGGCGATTTCAATATGGTAGGCTTTGTAAAGTTTCATGCCGTCACGGATAACCCAATCCTTAGCAACAACTTTACCTTCGATGAAGTAGTCCTTTGAGCTCTCGAAATCGTAGCCACGGATAACATCACCAACTTTTGCAAGGTTTTCAAATTTCAACATAATCATCATCTCCATCAATTTATAGTATAATTATAACATATTCTCAGCAAATGTAAAGGACTTTTTTCACTTTTTTTGAAATTATTTTTCCCTTTGAAATCAATCACTTAGGGTCTTTTCCCCTCTCTCTGTTAAAATATTTTTTCTCAGCATCGCTCATTTTGAGGTATTTTTCAAAAGGAATGCATTCTACATTGCCATCTCTGTCTGGCATCGAACACCATTTGCCGCTACTCATTGATAGGATCTCCATTCTCGTCGAACTTTTCGATCTCTGCCCATTCTAGGCATTCACTACACATTCCGACGTTATCTGATTCAGTGTTCTCTACGATTGATGCTCCGCAACAATTTGATAATTCTAAAATTTCTAATGTCATAATTCTCCTTAATTTAACAGTTCCAACTAGCAACTGCGTCACCAATTGTTCCATTGATTACATTCTTACCTTTGATCTTATCAAGAGGTAATAAACCAGTAGCTGCTTGCCATGCGGTATTAACATCACCGTTCAAAGCTGCAGCCGCAACTAAATTTGCCATATCGTCACAATCCAGGAAAACTGGTTTCCCGTGAATTGTGCTAGTAGCGATTCTTCTAATATCCATAATTAATTTTTCATCCATGATGGTACGTTATTTGTAATGTATTCTTTAACAATTCCGTTCTCTAAGAAAGACTTGATAACATCACGATCAACTTTATCTTCAGTAATATTGTTATCATTTAGTACTTTGATCATAAGATTACGAACCTTAGCACAAGTCCATCCGTGAAATCTACGATCTCTAGAACAAACGTGAGTAAAGTCAGCGTGAGTCTTAGCAGTTGAAGGTACGAATGTTAAGTAGTTAGATTCAATTCTAAAGTTTTCTTTTGTTATTTTTTTCATATTAACTCTCCTTGTTATTTAATTTGTTTATAGGTATATTATACCATACTTTCGGAAAAAGTACATATCTCCAAGGAGATATAGAGGGTGATCAAAAGAGATATATGAATATATTACGAAGGAGATATATGAATATATTACGAAGGAGATATAAGGAAGGAGACCATTTCTGTTGCCAGGCTGGTCAGACCCCGCTAGCCTAATCAGGCAGCAAGTGCGTAAGTGCTATCGTTTGCAGTTACTTTAAGTCATTTTTACGTCTTTGTTGACGATTCTCCATAATACCTTCAAAGTCCTGTCGAACCTATTCAGCCCCATCATAAACACACCCTGCGTGGTCTTCAAACGTACTCGTCGAACCTTGCCCCGCCTGACAGATGTGCTTATGGTGGAGCTGGTGGGAATCGCACCCACGTCCAAAACTCCTATTCGTATTACTTCAACGAATGTAATATTTATATTATAATACATTTTTGTGTGCTTGTACACATTTTTTTATAAATATTGTTGTATAAGTCTGTTTAGACTAAAACAAAATAGGATTTAACCATTATGAAGAGACTGATATTTCTATCGCTATTGTTC